TTATTAATGGATATGATACTATGAATCGGCTGGTTATGAGCACATCCAGCGGCATTTTGTCAAAATGGTTTAGTAATGGTAAGTATGAATTTTTCGATAGAATTGATGATGTTAATTACGCTTTCTCGGCAAAAGCAAAAAACTTTATTATTCCTATACATGGACAAACGTTTGTGAAAAGATTGTCGGATTTGGAAGACAATCTCAAAGTAGGTGTTATTAAAAATAGCCCATTATGGGTTGCAACTGTAAAGGATGAATTACGGAAAATCGAAAAAGTTAAGCAGGGTAAAACACGCATATTTGAACAACCGTCGTTGGAATATACTATGTTAGTGCGTAAATATTTTGGTAGTTTTCTTAATTATATTAGGAAAAATCCTGGATTTGTTACCCATAGTGCAATTGGAATTGACTATGAGGTGGCGTGGAAAAGTATATTCGAGTATTTGCGTAGTAAAGGTAAGTATGGATTTGATGTCGATTATACTAATTATGATGGAAGTGTATCACCGCAAGCATTTGAGTTTTATCGTAGAGTTACAGATGAATACTATGATGATAGATGTCCAGTTAGACATGGACTACTATATATATTACAGAATTCGTATGTATTAGTTGGATTCAATTTGATGAGAACAGAATTAGGTAATAAATCAGGTAACCCTATGACTGACGTTTTTAATTCAATAACAAATGTGTATATTCTATATGCAAGTTATTTGAATGGACGTATATCAGTTGGGTTGAGTCCAGATTTTACTGATTTTCACCGAGATGTGGCATTATTGACATATGGAGATGATGTTATTATATCAGCAGATTGCAATACATTAAAGTATTTTAATCGACAGAGTGTATCTGAGACTACAACAAAATTAGGCTTCATAGCCACATCCGCAGATAAAAGCGGGAACTTACAAAAGTTCGAAGATTTATTGGAGTTACAATTTCTTAAATCGAAATTTGTACCTCTAGATTGGTGTGTACTAGCGCCCAAACCAATCGAAATAGCTATTCGTGAATTACAATTTATTAGCAAACAAAATAAAGGAGATAAACGAATTAAGAAAGATTTATTTGAGAATGCGATGCGTTTTGCAGCGCATTCTGGAAAGAGTGAAATAGAAAAATTACAACGACAGTGTGCCGATAGAGGCCACAATTTGCGATTTGATTTCGAAGATTTTATTCAAGATATAATTGATAAACAGCGGGTCTGTGGTGTACAGACTCCTACAATATACTAGTATGATAGCGTATTGAATGAGAAAGTAAATCCCAG